ACGTCCAGAAGTCGAGTACCAAACAACGACCTCGAAAATCGGAAAGACGCAGGTCACGGCCACCGGTGTTCAGCCACCGACGGCCGGTCAACTCGGGTGCGCGGACTCGCGGTCGTTTAGCCATGCGGACCAGTCAATCAGGCCTCGGATTTCCCACCCGACCCCCTTTAGTAGGTGGAAGACCTGACGACTTCCGGCGGGGTGCTCGCCGCGTCCGCTCCTACGCGTGCGCGCCCCCGCCGGGGGCAGTTCCCGTCCCTCACCCGTAAGACCCTCCCGTGATGAGACCGGTGGGCCGTGGGCTGGACGGTCTTGGACGCCCGGGTTGAGTTCCCTGAACGGAGAGCTCCCCGGGCGCCTCTTCCCTCGATCTCGGTGGTTCGCGACCACCACCCGCTCGCCTCTGGTCTGACCCACCACGCGAGTAGGGCATGCCCGAAGAGGGCGACGAAGGCGGGATCGGTCCTCCCGCTGGGTGCGTAGCTCAAATGGCAGAGCCCCTCCTTTGGGAGGAGATGCGGGTTCGAATCCCGCCGCACCACTCTGCGCCGTCAGCCCCTTCACGACCCCGTACGCCTCTCCGCGATGCGCACTTACGGGATCTTCACAGCTGGAGCTGAGAACCCGGCGCAACCTTCATCCGCCCGCCCGACCCCAACAGGTCGGGGGTGCACCGGGCGGAACAAACCTGCGCCCCGATCCCCCGCCTACCGCTCGGGATCGGGGCAGCAACCCACCCCCGAGGAGCTGAGCATGCGGTTCGAGCTGAGCCTGTTCGGCTACGACATCGTCCGGTTGTACGTCGGCGCCCTGGAAGACGGAGACGCTGAGGAGTACGTCCACGCGGCCACCCTCAACACCGAGCTTTCCGAAGGCGGGCGGGACGACGTTCCGTTCGGGTTCGCCCCTGCTGCCGACACGAGGCGCTGACGATGCCGCGGCGTGCCCTGTCCGTTTGCCCCACCCCGGGGTGTCCCGAACTCACCCCTGGGGGCAGGTGCGAGGGGTGTACCAGAGCGGCCCGGCGAGGACGCAGGTCCAACGCCAGACAGGGCCGCGACTCGCGTTGGTACAGGGAGAGTGCGCGCTACCTGCGAGAGCACCCGTACTGCGAGTGCGACGAGTGCCTCCGCCTACCTGAGCTGCTCCGTCCAACGGCTGACGTTGTCGACCACATAGACGGTCTCGGTCCTCTTGGCCCACGTGGCTACGACTGGTCGAACCTGCGCGCCATGACTCGATCACATCACTCGCGTCACACCGCCGAGGCTCAGCCTGGCGGATGGAATTACAGAGAGTGATCAGACACCACTGTGGACCTGGGGGTGGACCCCCTCACCTGCGGAGACGAAGCACGCGGAGGAGGGCTCTCCCCGGTCTGTCAGGTTCAAAACTTTCAGCCCATGACTCTCAGTGACCCACGAAGGGAGTGATCATGCCCCGAGGAGGCGCCCGCGTCAGCAGCGGACCCGCACCCGACCCGAACGCGCTCCGGCGCGACCGTCGCGACGACGCCGCGGGGTGGCAGATCCTCCCCGCCAACGGTCGACAGGGCGATGTGCCGCGGTGGCCGCTCGACTACGTGGGCACCCGTGAGCGCGATCTCTGGCGCGACCTGTGGGCGCAGCCCCAAGCGGTCATGTGGGAGCGCCTGGCACAGCACTACGAAGTGGCGATGTGCGTCCGCGCCATCGTCCGCACCGAGGCTGACGAGGCGAAGGCGAACGACTTCACGGTTGCCCGCCAGTTCATGGACTCGCTCGGTCTCAGCGTGAACGGGATGTTGCGCAACAGGTGGAAGGTCGACGGCGCCGAACCGGAGCCGGTCACCGAGGCCGCTAAGACCGCGCCCGCGCGTCGCTCCGCACGCGACCGTCTGAAGGTGGTCGCTGATGAGTAGGTCCGCCACCCCGCTCTACGTGGTGTTGGACTGGATCGAGGCACACGCGGTCGTACCCGATGGCTTCGCCCAGGGCGAGCCGTTCCACCTGTACCCGTGGCAGGAAGAAGTCACGGCGAACCACTACCTCGTCAAGCCTGATGCACAGCTCGGACAGAAGTCGACCGCGTTCGTCTACCGCCGGTCCCAGGTCATCATGTCCCAGAAGTCAGGCAAAGGCCCCTGGGGCGCGACGATCGTCCTCGCAGAGGCCGCAGGCCCGACCGTCTTCGCGGGCTGGGCCGAGGGTGGGGAGCTATACCGCTGCCACGACTTCGGGTGTGATTGCGGCTGGGTCTACGAGTACGAGCCCAGCGAACCGATGGGCGTCCCTCAGCCGACGCCGCTGATCCAGCTCCTGGCCACGTCGGAGGACCAGGTCGCCAACGTCTACCGCCCACTTCGGGCCATGATCAAACACGGTCCGCTGAAGTCGCAGATGCGCGACGGCGAGGGCTTCGTCCGGGTCGGCGACAGCGGCCGGATCGACGTCGTCACCAGCTCCGCACAGTCCCGACTCGGTAACCCAATCACCTTCGCCCTTCAAGACGAAACCGGGCTCTACAACGCCACGAACAAGATGATCCGCGTCGCCGAGACGCAGCGCCGCGGCCTCGCAGGTATGAGCGGCCGGTCCATCGAGACGACCAACGCCTACGACCCGTCGGAGGGCAGCGTCGCCCAGCGCACGCACGAGGGCACTGCGAAAGACGTCTACAAGTTCTTTCCGCAGGCTCCGGCGACGCTGAGCTATCGCGACAAGCGGGAGCGGCGCAAGATCCACCGCGCCGTCTACGCGGGATGCCCGCACATCGATCTCGACGCGATCGAGGCCGAGGCCGCGGAGCTCCTGGAGGTGGACTTCGCCCAGGCGGAGCGCTTCTACGGCAACCGCATCGTTGCCGGCTCCGGCGCTTGGTTGGAGTCGGCACCCTGGCTGTCTCGTGCGACTCCCGATCGAGAGAAGCCGAAGCCGTCCACGTACAAGCTGATGAAGGTGCCCATCGTCCTGGGTTTCGACGGGTCCGACTCCGACGACTGGACCGGTATCCGCGCGGAGACCCTGGACGGCTTCCAGTTCACGCCGACGTACGGCCCGTCCGACCGACCCACCGTGTGGGACCCGGCGGAGTGGGGCGGCCAGGTTCCCCGCCTGGAAGTAGATGCGGCCGTGGATCAGCTCTTCCGGACGTACGACGTGAAGCTGATGTACTGCGACCCGCCGTACTGGGAGACCGAAGTGGACGCCTGGGCGGAGCGCTACGGAGACCGCAAGGTCATCCGCTGGCACACGCGCAGGCCGGTCCAGATGCACGCTGCCGCTGAGCGGCTAAAAACGGACTGCATCAAGCGGGACAGCACCTTCACGCACGATGGCTGTCCGATCACGGAGCGGCACGTGTTCAACGCCCGCATGGCGGCCCGGCCTTCGGATCGCTACGTCCTGGTGAAGCCGGAGCACCGCCGAAAGATCGATATGGCCGTGGTCTCCGTCCTTGCTCACGAAGCCGCGTCCGACGCCATCGCCGCCGGACTCCTGAAGAAGAAGCCCCTGTACATGTCTGCCTGAAGGAGGACCAGTGGCGACGTACGAACAGGCGCTGGTGCTGGTCCAGCGTCTCGAAGACGAACTCTTGAGCCGCCGCCCGTTGATCGAACGAAACTCGGATTACTACCGAGGGAAACAACCCCTGGCGTTCGCCTCCGAACAGTTCCGGAAGTTCCACGGTGACCGATACCGAGAGTTCGCGGATAACTGGGTTCCGGTGGTGGCTGACGCGCCCGTTGAGCGCTTGACCGTGAACGGCATCAAGCTGTCAGGGGCAACGGAGGCCGATAAGGATCTCTGGCGCGTGTGGCAGCTGAACAGCCTGGACGCTGACAGTCAGTTGGGTTTCCTGGGTGCCGTGAACTCGTGCCGCTCCTTTGTCCTGGTCTGGGGTGACCCGGACGACCCGGACACTCCAGAGGTCACCTTCGAAGACGCGTCCCAGTGCGTGATTGCGTACCAGCCCGGGTCGCGACGGAAGCGGCGCGCGGCGCTGAAGCGCTGGGACGACGGGTCAGCGTCATACGCGACGCTGTATCTCCCGGATGAGGTCTGGAAGTTCGAGCGGCCAGTCCTGGGCGTCAGCTCGAAGTCGACGCAGGAACAGGCGATCGACGAAGAGCTGAACAGGTGGCAGGTCCGGGACACAGGTCTGGAGCCGAACCCCCAGCCGAACCCCATGGGCGTGGTGCCGATGGTGGAGCTTCCGAACAGGCCGACGCTGTCTGAGGAGCCTGTATCCGACATCACGGGCGTCATCTCGATGCAGAACGCCATAAATCTCCTGTGGGCGCAGCTTTTCACCGCTGCTGACTATGCCTCCTTCCCTCAGCGCATCGTCCTGGGCGCGGAGGTTCCGGAAATCCCGATCTTGGATGATAAGGGCCAGATCGTGGGGTCCCGGCCGGTCAACATGGAGCGTTTCGCGGTCGACCGCGTCATGTTCTTCACGGGCGAGAACGTCAAAGTCACCGAGTGGACCGCTGCCAACTTGGAGGCATACACAGCCGTGATGGAGGTGGCCGTGGGCCACATCGCGGCCCAGACGCGTACGCCGGCCCACTATCTGATCGGCAAGATGGCGAACCTGTCCGGGGACGCCCTCCTGGCCGCTGAGACCGGCCTGGTCAAGCGGGTGGAGGAAAAACAGATCTGGTTCGGCCAGGCCCTCCGCGAGATGTTCCGCCTGATCGCGCTGGCCCGCGGCGAAGACGCGAAGGCCGCGGACATCGCGGCCGGTCAGGTGATCTGGGCCGACGCTGAGTCCAGGTCTCACGCGCAGATGGCGGACGCTCTGACAAAGCTGAAACAGATTGGCTTTCCCTTCGAGTGGCTTGCGCTCCGGTACGGGCTGTCCCCGACCGAGGTAGCGGACCTGGTCACCATGCGGGACCGGGAGTTGGCCGCTGATCCGATGGGCGCCATCACGCAACTGATGGCGCACGACCCGCGCCAGAGCGTGGAGGACGAGGAGGCCGCGTAATGCCCTCCGCAGTAGCCCTCCGCCACCAGGATCAGCGAGCGACCACAGTCAACCGGACCGCCCGTGCTGTCCTGGAGCGCTGGCACCAGGTCGACCCGACCGCGGTGAGCCGTAGCTGGGCGTTCCTGCTGTCCGAGGTCGTGGCGCTGGTGCGCGCTGGTCAGCTCACCGCCGCCCGTCAAACCGAGTCGTACATGCGGGAATTGCTCGGGGACGCACCCCCGGTCATCGTCCCGGATGCATTCGCAGCCTCCGCGCCCGACGGGCGCCCGCTTGACGCGCTGCTGTCCCTCGCGATCCCGACCACCCTCCGCGCCCTGGCGCAGGAGCTCCCACGGAAAGCCGCAATGGCCCGCGGTGCGGTGTTCCTGGACGTCGCGGTTCGGACCGTGGTCGCGGACACGGGCCGCCAGGCCGACCAGGTCGCGATGGTCGCCACGCCGAGGGTGAGGTCCTACCTCCGGGTCCTGGAGCTCCCCAGCTGTGCGCGCTGCATCGTGCTCGCAGGCCAGGAGTACCGGGTACTCGCGGGTTTCCTTCGGCACCCCCGGTGCGACTGTGCTATGGAGCCCGTCACCGCGAGCCACACGCCCGACGTCCTGAGCCCCAAGCGGGTCTTCGACCGGCTGTCCGCTGCGGAGCGCGTGCGCGCGTTCGGTGAAGCGGGCACCCAGGCGATCGAGGACGGCGCGGATATCTCGCAGGTCGTCAACGCTCGCCGGGGCGTGGCCACCCTCGCGGCCTACGGGCAGCGAGTCCGGGCAACGAGCGAGGGCGCCACCACGCGGGGTCTTGCTGGCGCAAGGCTACGCAACTTCGAGCGGCGCGCGGGTTCCCGCTACCGCACGTCGCGAACTCCGCGGCTGATGCCGGAGGAGATCTACAAGCGGGCCGACGACCGGGAGCACGCCGTCCGGCTGCTCCGCAATCACGGCTACATCATCTGAGCGGCGCAACGCTGCTCCCCGACACCCCGCAATGGAGTTGTCATGCACGACGCCGAAAACCCGACGAACGACGCCCCCGAGGCCGAGGACACGAGCTCTGCGACCGGTACCGACGCAGAGACCACCGAGGGCACGGACGCCCTGGGCGACGCCGGCAAGAAGGCCCTCGATTCGATGAAGTCGAAGTGGCACTCCGAGCGTGACCAGCGTCGGGCGCTCGAACGTCAGCTTGAGGAGCTGCGTGCCACCGCGCGTAAGCCCGAAGGTGACGACACCCCGGACGTCGAGGAGATCAAGCGCCAGGCGACCCGCGAGGCGCTCTCGCAGGCCAACGGGCGCATCCTCCGGTCCGAGGTCAAGGCCGCTGCCGTTGGCAAGTTGGCCGACCCCACAGACGCTTTGGCCTTCATTGACCTGGACAAGTTCGAGGTCAGCGAGGACGGGAGCGTGGACGCGGACGAGATCGCAGACGCGATCGACACGCTGATTCAGAACAAGCCCCACCTGTCGGCCGCAACGGTCAAGAGGTTCCAGGGCACCGGTGACGGTGGAGCGCGCAAGGCGACCGGCCCGTCCCAGCTCACCCGCGCCGACCTGGCGAACATGACCCCCGAGCAGATCACGCAGGCCAAGAAGGACGGCCGACTGAAGACGCTGCTGTCCGGGGGTAACTGACCGATCCGAAAGGACCAGAAGTGGCTATCACGTCGTTCATCCCCGAGATCTGGAACGCCCAGCTCCTCCTCGACTTCCGCGAGCAGACCGTGGCCGCGGCCCTGACCAACCGCGAGTACGAGGGCAACGCCACGGCGGGGAACACCGTCCGGATCAACACCGCCGCCGCCGTGGCCGTCAAGGACTACAAGGCCGCGAACCGGACCACCAGCGCCGATGCGGTGTCCACCACCTCGCAGGATCTCCCGATCGATCAAGAGAAGAACTTCGACTTCTACGTCGACGACATCGACAAGGCCCAGGCCGCCGGCTCGATGGACGCCTTCACCCGAAGCGCCGGCGAGGGTCTGGCGGAGGACGCGGACAAGTTCATCCTGTCCACCGCCGTGACCAGCGCTGGCACCGTGCTTCCGTCGGCGAACCTCACCCCCGCCACCGCCTTCGACGTCATCCGCGACTTGCGGAAGGCCCTGAGCAAGGCGAAGGTGCCGCTCGCGAACCGCGTTCTGATCGTCAACGCGGAGTTCGAGGCCATCCTCCTGTCGTCGGACGCGAAGCTGACCAACGTCGACCAGTCCGGTTCGTCGGAGGGCCTGCGGAACGCTTCGCTGGGCCGCCTGCTGGGCTTCGACATCTACACCAGCGAGAACCTCCCGACGGTGGCCGCTCCCCAGGCCCTGGCGTTCTACCGTCCCTCCGTTGCCTACGTCTCCCAGGTCGAGAAGACCGAGGCCATGCGCGCGGTGGACAAGTTCGCCGACCGCCTCCGCGGCCTGCACGTCTACGGCACGAAGGTCATCCGCCCGACCGGCGTCGCGGTCTTCACGGACACCACGGCCTGATGGCGCTGGTCCTCGGGCCGAACGGCGTCGTGACCTACGTCCCCGATGACATCGCTCGATCGCTCATCGGGGACGGCGGCCGAGGTTACACGTACGCGCCCGAACCGCAGGCCGACGAAACCGAGGAGGCACCGCCCCTCGCCAAGAAGACCCCGGCCCGACGGCCGCGGTCGAAGTCCGCTTAGGAGGTGACCCCGATGGCTCTTGCCCCTCTGGCGACGGTGGCTGATCTGGAGGCCCGCGGGGTCACCGTCACACCGTCAGAAGCCCCGATCGTGGCCACGTTCTTGGATGTGGCCTCCGAGATGGTCCGCACCGCCGCTGGCGCTCCCATCTCCCAGCTGACCACCACGGTCGAGCTGGAGGGGGAGCCTGGTCAACGGCTCCATCTACCGGGCCGACCGATCCGGTCCGTCGCCACCGTCGCACTTGACGGGGCGCCAGTCACCGACTGGAGGCTGGCATCCGGCTCCCTGTGGCGCCGGGAAGGCTGGCAGACCGGATGTGGCCCCTCCGTGGTGAAGGTGACCTACACGCACGGACTCCCCAGCGTGCCAGCAGACATCGTTGACCTGGTCTGCCGCCTCGCGTCCCGCGCGCTCGTGTCCTACCGGGATAGCGACGGCGCCGAGGCTCTCGCAGCCCGGGTGACCGTGTCCGAGCGAATCGGAGACTGGAGCGCGGGCTACGCCTACGGCGATCACTTCTCCGAGGTCGAGATCCCCGAGTACCTCCGCGACCGGTTGTCTGCCCGTTTCGGCGGTTCCGCCCATGTGGTGAGGTCCCGGTGAGCCGCGTCGCACGTCTGCTGAATACGCGGGTCGAGGTGTGGCGGACATCCACAGCGCCCGACGGGATGGGTGGCTGGGTCGAGACCGTCACCCAGGTCGGGACGGAGAGGGCTCGACTCGCACAGCCGTCCGCCAGTGAGCGCGTGGTGGCCCAGCAGTTCGGCTCCCGCCTGACCCACGTCGTCTACCTCAACCCGGGTGCGAATGTCCTCCGCGGCGACGAGCTCCGCCAGGCCGGTCGAGCCTTCCGGGTCCTGGCCATCTTCGAGCCGTCCGAGCCCGAGACCTACCTGCGCGCGGACTGCGAGCGAACTCAGCCGGAGGGCGCCGCGTGAGCCGATACGCAGACCTGAAGGGCGACCGGGACCTCCTGAAACAGCTTCGGAAGATCCACGACGAGGCACCGAAGGAGACCCAGATAGCCCTCCGCGAGTGGTCCCGGGACACACGCGACCTTGCGCAGGAGGAGGCCCCGGTCGACGTGGGTACGCTCCGCGCCGCACTGTCCGGCCGTATCCGCAAGCTGAACGCCGAAGTGGGTCTCTGGGGTCAGAACCTGAAGAAGGCCTATTACGCCCGGTTCGTCCACGACGGCACCTCGAAGATGCAGGCGACCCCGTTCCTGGTCCGCGCCTTCCGCAAGAACCAAGACCTCCGGCCGTACCTGCGCCGTCTCGTCGAAAGGCTGACCAAGTGAGCACAGCCGCCGTTCCACTCCTGACTGCTATCTTCGCTCGCCTCTCGGGGAGCGCCGCGCTCCAGGCACGGGGCGTACGGGTCTACGACGAGGTCCCGGAAACCGCGGTCACGCCGTACGTGACCCTCGGAGACCCGTCGGAACTCCCCAGCGACCAGCACGACGCGCAGGGGCTCGACGTCGACCTGGACCTCCACGTCTGGTCCCGATACCGGGGGTACAAGGAAGCCGCCGAGATCGTGGCGCTGCTCCACGCGGAGCTCGACCGCAAGCCCCTACCAGTCGACGGCTTCACGAACGTGAGCATCGCGGCCGGCGGCGCTCGCTACATGCGGGACCCGGACCCCGAGCTCCGTCACGGCGTCGCGCCCTTCCGGGTGTGGCTGACCGTCGACTCCACCCCCTGACCTGGAGGAACTACCCATGGCTGGAATCGACGCCTTCGGGATCGCCCTGGAGCGGTCCGACATGGCTGCGACGACGCCCGTCTTCACCCCGATTGCCAACGTGACCAACCTCAGCGGCCCGGAGATCGAGCGCGAGACCTACGACGTCACCGCGCACGACTCGCCCAACGGGTGGCGTGAGTTCATCGGCGGCCTGAAGGACGCCGGAGAGGTCTCGATCGATGTGAATTTCGACCCGCGCGACCACGCCACCTTGCTCAGCGATCTCGATGACACCGAGGCCCGTGATTACAAGGTCACGTTTCCGAACGCGATCGGCACGTGGGCGTTCAAGGCGTTCATGACCGGCTTCTCCTCGGAGTCCCCGGTCGACGACAAGCAAGCTGGCTCGATGACTTTCAAGGTCACCGGCAAGCCCGTTCTCACCGCAGGAGCCTGACGATGATCCTTCTTTCCCGTGATGCCATCCTGGCCGCCGACGACACCCCGAGCGAGATCGTGGACGTCCCGGAGTGGGGTGGTCAGGTCCGCGTGATGGCCATGACCGGTACCGACCGCGACAAGTTCGAGGCCTGCATGGTCGGCAAGAACGGCAAGCCCGACCCCGCTAAGGGTCTGGAGAACTTCCGGGCGCGGCTGGCCGCAGCGTGCATCGTGGACGAGGACGGCCACCGCCTGTTCACGGAGAAGGACGTCGCGGCCCTGGGGCGCAAGTCCGCCGCCGCCCTGGACCGGGTCGCAGACGCCGCCCAGCGCATCTCCGCCATGTCCCAGGAGGACGTCGAGGAGCTCGCGGGAAACTGAAGGCGCGGCCGGAGCGGCGGTTCTACTTCCGCCTGGCCGCGCACTTCGGGTGCTCCGTCCGTGAGCTCTTGTGGCGAATGGACTCCCAGGAGCTCTCAGAGTGGGCAGCCTTCGAGATGATCGAAGGGCCCATCGGCCAACGTCGTGACGACATCCTGACCGCGATGCAGATCTCCGCGGTCGTCAACGCCAACCGCGACCGCAAACAGCCGTACCCGTTCTCGGACTTCGTCCCGAAATGGGATCGCACTCAGCCAACCCCCGAGGAGCTTTTCCGCAAGCTCGCCGGCATTAACGCCACCCTGGGTGGCTCTACCCAGTAGGGGATTTCATGGCGACGCTCCAGAATTTGGTCGTCCGCCTCGGGATGGACCCGACCAAGCTCATGAAAGGCGCCAAGCGCGCCACGCGCGAGGTCCAGAAGTTCCGGGAGGACGTCGACAAGACCTCCACACGCATTCGAGCGATGTCGGACGCGGTCGGGAACATGTCCCGTCCGACCGGTCTCCTCGCGATGACAGCCGCTGCAAGCCTCGTCCCGAAGGCGGTCAGCTCGGCCTCGGTCGCGCTCCTCGCTCTCCCCGCGGCCGGTGCCGTTGCCGCTGGCGCCTTCTCCACGGCCAAGGTCGCCACCGCGGGCATGTCGGACGCGCTGGATGCGCTCGCCGACGGTGACGCGGAGAAGATCGCCGAGGCGATGGACAAGCTCAGCCCGTCCGCCCAGCGCATGGCCAAGGCGTTGCACAGCGCCCGTCAGCAGTTCGATGGGGTGCGGAAGTCCGTACAGGAGCGGTTCTTCGCCGGCTTGGACAAGGAAGTCCGAGACCTCGCGACGACGTACTTTCCGCTCCTGGAGACCGGCATGGGCGGTGTCGGGGGTGCGATCAACGGCATGGCCCGGGAAGCATCCGGGGCGATCAAAACCCCCTTCTTCCAGGGCGTTGTTGCGCAGGTGTTCGCCACCACCCAGCGGGCGGTCGAGAACCTAACGCCGGCCGTTGGCCCGCTGTTCATGGCGCTGGGAAACCTGGTCCAGGTCGGCCTCCCGTTGGTCGAGAGGTTCACGGCCTGGATCGGTGCGGCCGGTGATTCCAAGCTCGCGTTCCTCGGGTCCGCCGAGGGGCTGGCCTGGCTCCAGTCCAAGGTCGACGGTGGTATCGCGTCGTTCCACCAGCTGATGGCTATCGTCGTCCCGATCGCGCAGGCCATGTTCGGTATGGGGTCGGCGCTGGGGACGCTGGTCGGCTGGTACTCCCAACTCCCCGCGGGTGTCCAGGCCACCGTCGCGACGATGCTCCTCTGGGGCTTCGCGATCAGCGCCGTGGTGAGTCGGTTCGCCCCGCTGATCGCGGGCATCGGTCGAATTTCCGGCGCCCTGTGGGCATCTGCCACCATAGACGGTGGTCTCCTAAAGACCTGGGGAGCGAAGTTCGGCGCCTTCGCCGCGACCGTCGGGTCCGCACTCGTTCGAGCCGCGACCGCCATCGGCACCTACGCCGTTCAGGCCGCCGTCGGCCTGGCCCGTGCCGCTGCTGCCATGGCCGCATACCTCGCGCGCATGGTCGTTCAAGGCGCCATGATCGTGGCCCAGTGGGCCATCATGGCCGCCGGAGCGATGGCACGCGCGGTCGTGATGGCGGCCTCCTGGTTCGTCGCGCTCGGCCCGATCGGCTGGGTGATCGCGATCGTGGTCGGCCTCGTGGCCCTGATCATTGCGAACTGGGACACCGTCGTTGCTTGGACGTCAGCCGCTTGGGACACGGTCGTTGGCTGGATCTCCTCCGCGTGGGACTGGATCGTCTCGACCGTGTCCAGCGCGGCTCAGTGGGTCGTCGACCTCGTCTCGGGAGCGTGGGACTCGATCGTCGCGTGGGTGCAGGATTTCGCGCATCGGTTCTGGCAACTGCACGTCGACGCCTGGAACTGGGTGAAGGACGCCTTCACCAACGGCGCGAACGCGGTCGTTGACTTCGTGAGCAGCATCCCGGACCGCATCCTCAGTGCGCTCGGAGACCTCGGGAACCTGCTGGTGAACGCTGGCAAGGCGATCATGCAAGGGCTTCTCGACGGGATCAACGCCGCGTGGAAGTGGGTCCAGGACAAACTGAGCTGGATCACGGACATGATCCCGGACTGGAAAGGTCCGATGACCGTGGACCTGAAGCTCCTCGAACCGACCGGCAAGGCGATCATGCACGGCCTGACCGTCGGTATCGACGACGGCGCCGACGGACTGTTCCGTCAGCTCCAGGGCATCACCACCGACATCGGCACCGCGGTCGCCCCACCGAAGGCCACCGCCGCGGTCGACGGCACAGCTGCGGGTGGCCTG